TGGGACGGCACCTTCACAACCGCTTGGACTGATAACCCCGCTTGGATCTTCCGCGACATTGTTCTGAACCCCCGCTTCGGGTGCGCTCGGTACATGCCGACCATCGCAATCGACCCTTGGTATCTGTACACCGTCAGCCAATACTGCGACGAGCAAGTTCCAAATGGTGAAGGCGGATACGAACCACGCTTTACCTGCAACGTCTACCTCCAGAACCCCGGCAGCGTTTACGAAGTCCTTAACGCACTGGCGTCTTGCTTCCGTGGCTTGGTCTACTACAGCCAAGGCAAGCTCTACCTGACGCAAGATCGCGCCCAGATCCCTGTTCAACAGTTCAGCGAAGCCAACGTCATCCAAGAGGTTGACGACAACGGCGTCGTTACATCACCCTGCTTCACCTACAACGGCACCGCCAAAACTGCGCGTAAATCCGTTGTTCTAGCCAACTGGGACGACCCCAACCAGTCCTATTCCAGCGTCACCGAATACCTGCAGGATGACACCCTGCTGGAGCGTTTCGGTTACAACCCCATTGACCTTCGCCTGCTAGGCGTTACCTCACGCGGCCAAGCATTACGGGCAGCCAAGCACACGCTATTTAGCAACCGCTACGAGACGGAAAAAGTTAGCTTCCGCATTGGCGCCGAAGGTCTGGCCGCCAGCGTCGGTGAAGTCATCCAGATTGCCGACCCGCTGAAACAAGGTCAACGCCTTGGCGGTCGCGTCCGTGCCATCGACGCCGAAAACAACCGCATCACGCTTGACGCTGTTCTCAACCTCAGCCCCGCCAACACCTACACGCTGACACTGGTTATCCCCGACGGGCAGAAGACCACCAACCCCGACGGCACGATCACTACTCAGCCAAAGCTGCAGGTTCTCAACGTTGTTGATTATTCCAACCTTGCTGGTGCCAGCCAACTCAACAACATCGGCGCCCAGAACCTTGACCTTCTGATCACCCAAAGCGGCGACGAACTGGTGGGCTATGTCGTCCAAGACGATGACGCCTTCACAGTCATCCGCTGCAACGGCATTGTCGATACTCAAGTCGGTGCGCTGTGGGTGCTGGAGTGGCAGAGCCTTGAGGCCGCGCTCTACAAGATCATCGCCATCAGCGAAGTTGATCCGCTGGTCTTCCAAGTTGAAGCCGTCCAGTACAACGCCAGCAAATACGGCTACGTCGATAACAACCTGCCGGTCGCCACGCCTAAGGATCGTTTCACGTTGTCTGGCGCCAAACCGCCCACTGGTGTCTACGCCGAGCTGGTTTATCGCAACGGTCAGAACCAAATCAGCGCCTACTGGACACCACCCCAAACCAACGACGCCAACGACCTGCTTGTGCGCGGCTACCGCTATCAGTGGCGCCAGATCGGTGACACCGAATGGTCAGACATTACGCAGGTGTCATCCACCAATATCTGGCAGCCGATTGATAACCACGTCTTCGGTGACACCTACGAGTTTCGCGTTGCCACGATTGACCGCCTCGGCAAGCAATCCGACTTTGCCACCGCTGGCGTGGTGGGCTATCCAGCAATTCCCGACCTCTCCGATCCGGCCTTCAACGGCGTCATCCGCCACCAGAACCAGCCCGATGGCACGCAGCTCCTGATCGTTGACGCTGGCACTTGCCCAATTCCCGAGCGCGTCACGGGTTACCTCTGCTGGGCATTTCCAACCAACGTTCCAACCGTCATTCCGGGCGTCAAAGAACCCGCCGCCGACGGCTGGTATTTCCTTAGCGACATTCCGCTCACCGGTTACTACACCATCGCGTTCCACGCACCGGGCGACTGGGAGATTCGCGTTGCCTTCACCAGTGCCATCTTCGGTGAGAACCCAACCGATTATCTATACGACACGGTGGAGCGCGAAGAGATCGTGCCGCCAACGCCCAACCTGTTCACCGTCGTTGAAAACACGAACAGCGGCCAGAAACGTTTTAGTTGGCAGCTACCCCGCAGCCTGTACGGAAGCTGGGACCAAGGCGTGGTGTCCGATGTGGTGTCGTATGAAGTCCGCTACAAGCAAGGCGGCCTGATCGACAGCAATCCCGCAACCACATGGGAACAGGGGATTGAGTTGTATTCCGGTGGTGTGACCGCCGCACAGCAGTGGTTTGAGACCAGCTTGTTCGACACCGACGAATGGACCGTGATGGTCAAATCGGTAGATGCCACCCAATGGCGCAGCGACACTCCCGCCACCATCCTGCTCAACGTTGGCGCTCCGCCAATCAGCAACGCCGTCTACGACGAGTGCATCGACAACACAACATGGCCGGGAAGCTACATCAACGCTGCTATTAGCGATAACTATTACCTGATCACTCAAGACGGTATTTTCCTGACCACGCAAAACGGCGCCTACATCACTGGCGACACCGGCAACGACGTACTGCAACAGATCAACCCGCTGGAAGACGCCTACTACACCTGGAACTTCGATAACAACTTCCTTGAAAGCGCCATCCTGATTACCACCACCGCCACGGCAACGTACCAGCACAGCATTGGCGCCTTGGCCGGCGCAGACACCGTTCTGTTCCAAGAAAACGACGATGATATTTTCCAAGAAAACGACGATCAGATTTTTGCCGAGCAACGTACCTACGGCGCTGGTGTTCTTTCCGGTGAATCGTCTGGCGTTTTGCACCCCTACGCGCCGTATGAGCGTTTGATCGAAGATGTGTACCAAGTTCAGACATTGATTCGCAGCAAAGACGGCGTATCCCCTGGTGCCATCAGCGACATCTGTTTTGAGCTGGATTACCCCGATGTGATCGAATCTCAGAATGATGTGGCCATCAGCAGCAGTGGAGCTGGAACTGCCATCCCGCTGACCAAGCCATTCCGCGCCGTCAAGTCCGTTCAGGTCACGCTGCAGGACACCGGAACCGGCGCCATCAACGCCATTGTTCTGTCTAAGACCACCAGCAGCGTTACAGTGAAGTGCGTCAATAGTTCTGGTACAGCAGTGGCTGGACTGATCGACATCACTGTGGTGGGGTACTGAGATGGCTGGCTTACGGATCTCCCAGTTACCCGCCGCAACAGCGATTGCCAGCGCGGATCTCCTGCCATTTTCCAGCGTCAGTGGCTCCCAGACTCGGCGCATCACGGCCAACAACCTTGCACTGGCACTGGGTTTGCTTGGTACAAGCGTTGGACCGACGCAGCCTTCCACCCCTGCCAACGGTCAACTTTGGGTCGATACCAGCAGCAACCCACCGCTGCTCAAAGTCTGGAATGGCGCCACGTTCACCATCGTCTCGTTCCAGCCCGGCGCGTCGATCATCACCAGCCCATCAGGCACGGCACCTAGCAGTCCGGCACTGGGTCAGTTGTGGCAAGACACAGCGCAGACGCCAGACGAACTGAAGATGTGGGACGGCACCAACTGGGTGCGCGTTGACCCTGACGGCATTGACCAAACCTTTGCGGACGCCCGTTACCTACAGATCACCACTGCAGCCAGCACCTACCTAGCTCTGGCTGGTGGGACGATGACCGGCAACCTGACGCTGGTGGGCAACCCCAGCACCACAAACATGGCCGCCAACAAGGGCTATGTCGATACGCAGGTTGCATCCATCACGCCACAGGACATGACCCCTGCTGGCACCATCATCTGGAGCGCACGCAACACTGCACCAACCGGCTATCTGAAGGCCAACGGCGCAGCAATTAGCCGCACAACTTACGCCACATTGTTTAGCGCCATCGGCACCACGTTCGGCTCAGGCGATGGCTCTACTACTTTCAACGTGCCGGATCTGCGCGGTGAATTTGCCCGTGGCTGGGACGACGGACGCGGCATTGATACGGGTCGAACTTTTGGCTCCGCGCAAGCCAGCGCCAACTTGGCTCACACGCACGGCATCACCGATCCGGGTCACGCCCACACCGTTCAGTACAACAACGGCGCTTGGAACACTGGCACTTCCGGCAACACCGCCGTGGCCGCCGACCAAGGCACATCACCTCGGGCAACGACAACCGTAAGCACCGGCATCACGGTCAACAGCAGCGGTGACACCGAGGCACGACCCAGAAACATCGCGCTGCTGGCTTGTATTAAGACTTGAGCCGCGCCTAAACTCAACCTACCGGAGCATCAACGATGGCTACCACCAAGATCACTGACCTGACGGCTTACACGGATCCGGTTAGCACTGATGTGCTGCCAATCGTTGACGTTACCAGCGACGTGACCAAAAAGGTCAGTATCGCCAACGTGATGAAGAACGCCAGCCTTGGTACGGCGGCAGCTCCGGCTATTTCCTTCGACGGCGACCCCAACACCGGCATCTATTCCCCCGGCGCCGATCAGGTTGCGGTGACCACCGGCGGCACGCAGCGTCTGCTGATTGATTCTGCTGGCGCGGTAACGATTGCAGGCGACCTGACTGTTAACGGTACGACCACCAATATCAACACCACCAACCTTGTTATTGAAGACAAAAATATTATCCTTGGCGATGTAACTACCCCTACCGATGTAACCGCAGACGGTGGCGGCATCACGCTGAAAGGTACGACCGATAAAACCATCAACTGGGTTGATTCCACCGATGCGTGGACCAGTTCTGAGCGTTTTAGCTATCCGCTCGGTTCTGCTGCTGCACCCACGCTGACCTTCACCGGCGATGCAAATACTGGTATTTATTCTCCCGGCGCCGATCAAGTAGCCATCTCAACTAATGGCACTGGGCGGTTGTTTGTTGCAAGCGATGGAAGGGTTGGTGTTGGCGGCGCCCCTGAAGCAAATATAAATTTTGATGTTACCAGTACCGGAACGACAATTATTCGTTCTTACGCAACGGCAAGTAATCAGGCTTACCTTTCGGCTGCTGGCAACAATGCCACAGTAGGAACATCGTCATTTGACATTATTCAAGATGGCACATCCGTTGCATATTTATTCCAACGTGCCAATCAATCTTTGATATTTGGCACCAACAACACCGAGCGGATGCGCCTGGACTCCAGTGGCCGCTTAGGTCTGGGGACTAGTGGGCCTCAAGCCGAACTAAATGTCGCCAAAGTAGGCGGGGCTTCTACCGTCTACATTGAAAGCGATGCAGGCAATAACGCAACTACAAGCATACTTCGATTTGGCGGTGCAAGTGGTCGGTCGGCAAGTATTCAAGGTTTTAGAGGCGCCAGTTCTAACATTCACAGCCTTGACTTTTACACCTACAACAGCGCAGATGTCTTTGGGATGCGCCTTACGTCAACTGGACTAGGGATAGGGACTAGTAGCCCAGGGGCGACACTTGCGGTTGACTCAAGCTCAACAGCATTGATGAGCACCTACAACAGCACTAACGCCAACGGTGGTTACATTGAACTCCGTTCTTCAGGCACTGTTTATGGTGACATCGGTACGGCTGCCCAACTTGTAACATCTGGCAGTGCATCAGACTTTTGCCTTAACGGTCGTGGGTCTCGTGGATTGGTTCTCGGAACAAACAATGCTTCTCGTCTCTACATCAATTCCTCAGGCAACGTAGGGATTGGCACTACGAGTCCTAGCCACTTGCTTGATATTGCTAATGCAGCTTCATTTACCGGCTTACGCCTAATTAGAACTAACAACAATAACTCTCTCCTCTTTACAGTTAATTCCTCAGACACGATTATCAATGCTGCCGGGTCCGGAACTGCTGCGCTTACATTTCAAACAGAAAGCACCGAACGCGCCCGCATCGACAGCTCCGGCCGAGTAGGGATTGGCACTACTAGCCCTGGCCATGCGTTGCATGTAAGCAACGGAAACGACTCGGCTTCTGGCGAATTTGTTGGTATCACAATAGGCGGTACAAATAGCGGAAATGCCCGAACTGGTTCAATCATAAAAGATACGACTACGTTTGACTTAATTTACAGAAATCAGAACTTTAGCTCTGCTCTGGGCGCTCATGTGTTTAGAAATGGTCCTAGTGAGCACGCCCGCATCGACAGCTCGGGACGCTTGTTAGTTGGCACGTCTAGTGCGCGTACCGGGATTGATGGAGGGGCTGCACCCTCGCTGCAGGTTGAAGGCTCCACCCTTGCAGGCGCGTCTATCACAGTTACTAGAAACTCAAACGATACAAGCCCACCAGTAATTTATTTGTCAAAGAGCAGATCAACAAGTTACTCAGTAGTCTCTTCAGGAGACAACCTAGGAGTTATTGGCTTTACCGGGGCAGATGGGAGCATTACCGTCTCCGCAGCAACAATCAAAGCCGAAGTAGACGGCACCCCCGGCACTAACGACATGCCGGGCAGGTTAGTGTTCTCCACTACCGCCGACGGAGCGAGCAGCCCGACGGAGCGGATGAGGATTGCCAGCACTGGCAGAATCACGATCGAGGCAAACTCGACAACCGGCGGCATCTATGTCAACAACTGGAGCACTGGTGCGGGCAACAGCACGGTCAAATATAGTTCAACAACAGGCCAGCTTACCTATGACACATCAAGCCGACTTGTAAAAACTGATATTGAAGACTGCCCCTACGGTCTTGAACAGATCAAACTTTTGCGCCCTAGGCAGTATTTCAGGGTTGACGATCAACGTAACGAAATTGGCTTTGTAGCCGATGAGGTGGCAAGTGTCATGCCTGAGTTTGTGCCAGTTGGTCCCAAGTCGATCATTACTAAAAACGAGGACGATACTGAAGAAATCCCATTGGCGGTGAACTATGACAAAATCACTGCCGTTCTTACAAAAGCCCTTCAACAGGCATTGACCAAGATCGAAACCCTCGAAGCCAAAGTTGCAGCCCTTGAGGCGTCGTAGTCCTACTCTCTACTGGGCTTGACGCCGTGTTGTAATGTGGTAGGGCAGCGAGTTTCCGGCTCCTGCCCACGGCCACAGTTCCCTAGAAACCATGACCAAACAAGAATATCGTGGCTCGCCCCACACAGCTTGGGCTAAAGACGGAAAAGTCTTTCTAGCCAATGAAGAAGACAATTACTACACCGAAGAGTTCCGAAGCCGCGAAGAGCTGGAAGTCTTTATCCAGCAGTTGCGTGCTACTGCCGATGAAGCGTGGCCAAGCTGATTAACCATTCCCACTAAACACCATGACCGATCCATTTACAATCTCTTTTGAGCAAGTAGACCAATGGGACGAAATGCTCAAAACACAAGGCCACTGTGCAACGTTCTGGGAAATCGCTAAATGGGGTTATGAACAGCACGAAAAGGTGCTGCTCGATGCCATGCACGCTGTTGTCCCACAACCTTATGAGCCTGAAGACTAGTAGTCACCTTCCCTACCCATGACCCGCTCCTTCTCGGAACTCACCAAGGATTTCACCCCTGAGCGCCGGGAGCGCATCGAACAGCGCAAGGCGGAGATCCGGCAGTGTCTTCACTTGCCACCTCCAGTAAACTCCAACAGAAACAGCTAACACCATGCCTAAAGCTGCCTCCGCTCCCGCTGCACCCACCACGGTGTTCGCTTGGGGCATCGCCAATTTGGAACGCGAAACCGAAGATGGTTTTGTTTTCACCGCCCATTACACCGTCAATGCCAACGACGGCACCTACTCCTCTGGTGCGTACGGCTCCATCGGCTTCGAGCGTCCCGAAAATCTGATCCCGTTCGCGGATCTGACGCAGGATCTCGTGATTTCTTGGGTGCAGGAAGCCCTTGGTGGCGAAGAAAAGGTCAACGAAATTCAGGCGGCACTTCAAGGCCAAATCGACGAACAGCGCCATCCCACTAAGGCTGCTGGTGTGCCGTGGCAGTGAAGTCAAAGACCGGCACCGCTCGCATCGAGCATCAGCCGGGACCACCGAAGACCACGCGCCAGGGGTACGGCCAACAGTCCCGCCCACGGCGCCGCGGCCGTAAGCCGCTGAGGGGGCAAGGCCGCTAATGGATCGCGATACGCTCGAAAACTGGCGCAAGATTCGCGACCACCTCGAGCGTGTCGGAAAGACGGACGATCATTACTATCGCCGTGCGGTGGTCATCCTGCAGGGGAGGCCGGACCCGTTCGATCGCTACGATGGATGGGATGGAAGTCGCCACAGCGATGGCTGAAGAACCACAGAGCGTAGGTGGCGTCTTCTCCGCCTCGCTGCCCACCGTCTTAGCTACTGGCATGATCGCTATCGGCGGTCTGCTGATCTCGATGCAGATCCAGTCAGCACGGATCGAGGCCACTGTGGTGCAGATGGCCAAATCGATCGAAGAGCTGAAGATCGACGCACGCAACGAACTGTCCGACCTAGATAAGCGCGTGCGCGCACTGGAGCTTCAGCAGTAACTTAGGGATTCAGGCACTATCACCATGACCCCTGAAACCATTGCGATCATCGCGATCATCGTGGCCGCCGGCTCCGAGATCATCGCTGTCTCCCCGCTGAAGTCCAATAGCTGGCTGCAACTCCTCCTCCAAGCATTGCGCTTGATGTTCCCTAAGCGCCGCTGATCATGGCCAACACGGCACCGATCACACTGCAGACTCTGTTCCGGTACTACAAGGGACTCCCCCATCAGGCCGCGGCGATCAGCTTGCTTGAGCAGGACCTTGCGGCCAATGGCTACCAGGAGGCGATGCGGCGTGATCGGCCGTGGTTCGAGGCTTGGTCGCAAGATGGCAAGCAGGTCGATCTATCGGCTGGCATCAACCTGATCAAGCAGTTCGAGGGTGTGCATCTCTCCGCATACCCCGATCCGCTCAGCGGTGGCGATCCATGGACGATCGGCTACGGCACCACCCGCTATAGCGGTGGCGTGCCGGTGAAGCGTGGCGACAAGATCACCATGATCGAGGCCGACATGATGCTGCGGCTTGAAGTGGATCGTATTGCCGACAAACTGGCCAGCACCATCCCGCACTGGAAGGTGATGGACGACAACCAGCGATCGGCGCTGGTGAGCTTCGCCTACAACCTCGGTGCTGACTTCTACGGCACACCCGGATTCGAGACGATCAGCAAGGTGCTGCGCGAGCAGGCATGGGATCAAGTGCCGAAGGCCATGGAGTTGTACAGGAACCCTGGCAGCAACGTCGAGGCAGGCCTGCTCCGCCGCCGTAAAGCAGAAGGCGAGCTGTGGGGTGACCATCGGCCGAAGGTGCAGCAGGAACCTGCCAGGCTGACGCCTGACTCATCGTTCAGCGCACGCATCACACCCCACATCCGCCTGGGTGAGTTTGCGCTCGATCAGGAGGCGCGTCGATTCCGGCATCAGTATCAGGTAAACACTGCAGCGGAGCTGGCGGCGTTCCTCGAACGGGTGCGGCAACGGTTTGGCGGCAAGAGCATCATCCTCACCAGCGGCTATAGGCCGGCAGCGATCAATGCGTCGGTGGGCGGTGCCACCAACAGCGAGCACCTCTACTCAGCACCTGGCGTTGGTGCGGTCGACTTCGTGATCGATGGCGCCGACATGAAAGCTGTCGAGAAGTGGTGCGATGAGAACTGGCCATTCAGCCTCGGCTACGCTGCACCGGCCTTCATCCATCTTGGCCGCCGCGCTGATGGCAAGCGCCGCCGCTGGGATTACGCCTGATGCTCCTACCTGATCATGAGATCTGCCGCCTGTGCAAGCAGGAGGCGATGGTCACGCCGTACATCGATGATCACCTGAACCCAGC